ACTTGGCACTTACTGATAATATTGCATTCCCTTGGTTTGCGGCAGCAGGTTATACTCGTGGTATTGTAAACTCAATTAAAGCTCGTAAGAAGTTAACACAAGAAGACAGAGACGTTCTTTATCTTGGAAGAATTAACCCAATTGCTACGTTTGCTGATGTAGGTACTGTAATCTGGGGTAACAAAACACTTCAAGTAAGAGAATCAGCACTTGATAGAATCAACGTAAGAAGATTGCTATTACAAGCTCGTAAGTTAATTTCTGCTGTGTCTGTAAGATTGTTGTTTGACCAAAACGACCAACAAGTAAGACAAGACTTCTTAAATGCGGTTAACCCAATTTTAGATTCAATAAGAAGAGATAGAGGTTTATATGATTTCCGAGTAACAGTTTCTAACGACACTGAAGATTTGGATAAAAATCAAATGGTAGGTAAAATCTACATTAAACCAACTAAGTCTTTAGAATTTATTGATATCACATTCTACATTACACCAACTGGTGCGTCGTTTGATGATGTATAATAAATTAAAGATTATTATAAAGTGGGGGTCATTGATCCCCATTTTTTATTTTATGTAATATTTATTAATATGAATTATAAAAAATTAGTAAAAGATATTATTCTTGAAATTGCTGTAGATAGGAGATTAAGATTATATGGTTTTGACTGGGACGACAATATTTTGGAAATGCCTACTAAGATTTATTTAAAAAGTGATGAAGGTAACGTTGTTGGAATGTCTACTGAAGACTTTGCAAACTATAGATCACAAATAGGTTCAAAACCTTTTAAATATAAAAAACACATAATTGTTGGTTTTGATGACGATGCTTTTAGGGATTTTAGAAGACCAGATACTTTTTTAAGAGATACAAAAAAAGCAATATTAAAAAATAAAACAGCACCAAGTTTTAAAAAATTTAAAGAAAATTTAATTTACGCAAATCCGTTTTCAATAATTACAGCAAGAGGACATGATCCAAAAGTAATTAGAAAAGGTGTTAGAATGTTTGTTGATTATGTTTTAGAACCAGAAGAAAAAGAAAAAATGGTTAAAAACATTATTTCAATGTTTAAACATGAAGAATTATTTAGTAAAGATTTTATAACAAAATTAAATAGACTTAATCAAGACCAATTAATTGATTTATATCTTGATGAAAAAGGTGATTATTATCCAGTATCGTCAGAAGAATTTGGAGAAAAATTTGGTTTGGACACAAGTGGGGGTGCGGCAAATCCTGAACACGCAAAAAAAGTAGCGCTTTTAGATTTTGTTAACAAATACGATGAATTAATTAGAAGTGGGAAATATGTTAGTGCTTCATTAGGTTTTTCAGATGACGACCCAAGAAATGTTAAAGCAATGGTGGAATTTATTCAAGATGAGTTATCTAAAATGTATCCAGATATAAAATTTAGAGTTTATGATACTTCAGAAGGAGGATATAAACAAATTAAAATAGAAACTGAAAACAATCAAGAAAATAAAAATGAAGATGAATTAATGTTAGAAAGTGTTATTAATAGGATAATATTTAAAATTAAATCAAAGTAAATAGAAAAATTTTTCACAATCATATATTTATCAATAAAGAAAAAATAAACATTAAAAAAAATAAAAAACTATGGCTGATTTATTAATGAAAATGCCAGTTCCGTATGAACCAAAAAGACAGAACAGGTTTATCGTTAGGTTTCCATCAAGTTTGGGGATTAACGAATGGTTTGTTGAAAGTGCATCAAGACCGTCAATTAAAGTAGGTTCAACAGAAATCCAATTTCTAAACACTTCAACTTATGTTGCTGGTAGATTTAACTGGGATCCAATTACAGTTAAATTTAGAGATCCAATTGGACCTTCTGCATCACAAGCTTTAATGGAATGGATGCGTTTATGTGCTGAATCTGTTACTGGTCGTATGGGTTATGCCGCCGGTTATAAAAAGAACGTTGATTTGGAAATGTTAGATCCAACTGGGGTTGTTGTAGAAAAATGGATTTTAGAAGGTACATTTATGACAGACTTGAATTTTGGTTCTTTATCATATTCACAAGATGCAATTGCTGATATTTCAGCAACACTTCGTATGGACCGTTGTATTTTGGTATACTAATTTACTTCAAATATTATTTACTACCCACATAATTTTTGGTTATGTGGGTTTTTTATTTACAAAAAACATATGTAAAGTATTTTTATAATAAAAAAGAATATGGAAACTAATGTTAATGAATATGGTCAAATGAATTTTAATTTACCACACGATGTGGTACCACTTCCATCCGGAGGAATTTTCTATCCAAATAAAAAGAAAAGTGTTAAGGTTGGGTATTTAACAGCTGCCGATGAAAATATAATAGTTAATATGGATACTAATAAATCAATTAAAGAAACTATTATTCTTCCATTATTAAGAAATAAATTATATGAACCAGATTTAAGACCAGAAGATTTATTAGACAGTGATATTGAAGCAATATTATTATTTTTAAGAAATACTTCTTTTGGACCTGAATATGTTGTAAAAGTAACAGACCCACAAACAGGAAAATTATTTGATGCAACAATTTTATTGGATGAATTAAATATAAAAAAGAATGAAGTCCAACCAAATGAAGATGGGACGTTCACACTTATGTTACCTAAAAGTAAGTCAACAGTAAAACTTAAACCATTAGTTATGCGTGACTATCTTGAAATTGAAAGAATTTTAGATACATATCCACAAGGAAGAATACAACCAACAATTACAACAAGACTTAATAAGTTAATTGTTGAAATAGACGGAAAAGCAAACAAAGGGGATATTGCCAAATTTGTTGAAACAATGCCAATTTCAGATTCTAAATATATTAGAAGTTTTATGTTTGAAAATGAACCTAGACTTGATCTATCAAAAGAAGTTATAGCCCCGTCTGGAGAAAGAGCAGTAGTATCTATTGCTTTTGGGGTGGAATTTTTTCGGCCTTTCTTCTCAATATAAGTTAAGACTCATTGATGAGTACGTATTTCTTGCTAGAATGATAAAATTATCATATAGTGATTATCTTATTATGCCAACATATTTCAGAAGATATGTTATTGACAAACTTGTTGAACAAAATCAAGAATAAAGTATTTATAAAATAAAATAATAAATATTATGTTTTCACCAGTAGGAGATAATTCAGGTCAACAAGAAACCCAAGTAAAAGGTAGAACTGGTGAATTTGCAGCAGGAACAGCTACAGCCCCAAAAAATTTCGAAGATTACTATGAAGCAGCCGCAAAAGCTGGTCTTGATTTAAAAGCGCAAACAACCAATTTTATTAGTTTAGTTGGGGGTAATATAAAAGATATTTTAGGTCTAGAATCACAATTAGAAAGACTAATCTATTTAGACGAGCAATCATCAAAAATTAATCAATCACTAGGACTTGGTATAGAAAAAGCTGGTGAATTTAGGCAGTTAGTTGCTGACGCTGGAGCTAAGTATGCAGAAATAGGTTTGAAAATGAACCAGGTAGCCGATGACTATATGAATATTTCAAAGTTATATGGCACAAACATTTCAATGACAGATGAACAACTTTTTGATTTAGCTGCAACAACAAAAGTTACAGGTGTAGAAATAGGTAAGTTAGCCGGAGCCTTCCAAGGCATTGGTGGAAATTTAAGATCGATACCAAGTGAAATGATGAAAGTTGTAAGAGTAGCAAAAGAAGCTGGTACAATAATTAAAGATGTTACAGCAAAAGTTGCTGATAACTTAGGAAAAATGAATTATTATAATTTCCAAGGTGGTATCACAGGTTTAGCAAAAATGGCAGCCCAATCAACAAAACTTGGTGTTGATATGGGTAAAATTTTTCAGTTTGCCGAAACAGTTTTTAATCCAGAAGGTGCGATTAAAACAGCTGCAGCAATGCAAAGACTTGGTGTATCAACATCAGCATTACTAGACCCATTAAGATTAATGGATTTATCAGCAAATGACCCAACTGAATTACAAAATCAAATTGTTACTATGACCAAAGATTTTGTTCAGTTTAACCAAAAACTTGGTAGTTTTGAAATTATGCCTGGCGAAAAAAGAAGATTAAGAGAAATTGCCGAAGCACTTAATATGACTGTTGATGAATTAGCTAAAATGGGAACTGCCGCGGCTAAGTTAGATTATAATATGAAACAAATTAAATTTAGACCTGATATGTCTAAAGAAGATAGAGAATTAGTTGCAACCTTAGCAACAATAAATCCAGAAACAGGTACGGCAGAAATTCAAATTAAAAGAATGGAAAAAGATGCTGAAGGTAATGAGGTTTGGACTGGTAAGATGGATACAATTAAAGCTGGTGAAATGACTACTGACCAATTAAAACAGTTAAGAAAAGAACAAGAATTAGAAGGTGCAACAATGGAAGAAATTGCGAAAAAACAACTTGGTGAACTAGAAAGACTAAACGCCGCCTTTGATGCAACTAAAAAAGCAACAGCTTATTCTATAACAACAGCACAACCATCTCAAAAATTATATAGTGAATTAACAACTGGTGCCAGGGAAAAAATTTTCCAAGACAAAGATAATCCAAATAAAGATGCTTTTATTCCAGAAGAATTTAGAAGAACCGAAAATCAAAGAGAAATGTGGAATTTTTTAGCAAAAAAAATGGGTGATGGTGGTAAAGAACTTATCAATAAAATTAGTAAAATAGAAGATATGAATGATTTACTTGGTTTATTTACCGATGTTTCATCAGGACTTTTAGAGTATTTTACAAATTCAGGTAATTCAGGTATGATGAATGATTTAGATAAAATGAAATCTTTTTTTAGTAGTGGCGGAGCAAATAACACACCAAGTTCTAATAATTCATCTTCTTCAAATATTTCCAATTCATCAGTTA